CCTCGACTCTAAATATGAGACAAAATTCAGTCGAGCCTCAGGATCTCCGGAAACTTCCTTGTTTAATACCATAGTTAATGCATTTGTTGCCTTCCTTGCTCGTAGGTTGTCCCAGCGTGATGGGCTTCCTATTGGTGCGGAAGAGGCATTTGCACGACTTGGCATCTATGGTGGTGATGACGGTCTAACGGCCGACATCAACCCAAAGATTTACCAGAATGCCGCCCGCACGATAGGTCAAGAATTAACTATTGAACCTGTCTTACGTGGCTGTATTGGTATTAAATTTTTAGCCCGCATTTATTCACCTAACGTGTGGTTTGGTGATTCTTCAAATATGTGTGATATTCCACGCCAATTAGCAAAATTTCACACTTGCGTGCGCATGAACTCCAACGTTACACCAATAATGAAACTTTTGGAGAAAGTTCGAAGTTTTAGCTTAAGTGACCTCAATACACCAATTATTGGTCATTTTTGTAGTGCTGTTATTCGTGAAAACCGTGGTGAACCTGCTATCAATGAGTTGACTGCTCCTATTCGATCATGGTTGTCACGTTATACATCAGATAATCAATATAACAACACTCCTGGCGCTTGGATGCTTGATGAAGCTGAGCGCCTCTTACCTGAGTTTAATTATAATAAGTTTAAGGTCTGGTGCGCAACAACTATTTCTATGAGTGCACTGTTATCACCACCAATGTTCATGGCTCCAATTGTTGCCAAATCAGCAATACCCGTGATTGTTGATGGTGAGTTACCCTTGGGTACACCCTTCTTTCCAACCGCTCCACAAACACCAGTTGAGTTGGCTAAGGGTAGTACCCTGAGTAACAAAGATCTTACACGTCCTACTGGTACCAATAATAAAGAGAAGAAGGTAAACGCAGACTTAATTCCTGAATTTGAGCTTGTCATCGAACCACTTCCCTCAGCAGATATTAAAATTGATACTAAGCCTGTGGACGTTAAAATTACATCAGACGTCAAAATAGCCCCTGTGGCTTCTAAACCTATCAAAACCGTTACATTTGACCTCAAAACAGATAATAAATCATACTTTGAAGAGTACAAAAAGAAGAAACTTGCCGCTGGAACTTGGGTAGACAAGCCCCAACGGCCGAAATTATCTCATGATGAGTTTCTTAAACTAAAAGAGGTCAAAATCAAAGCTGGCACGTGGAAAGATAAACCACGAAGCCAGAAACCAGTCCAGTCTACGTCGGCGGTCAAATCGAATTGGAGGTCATCTAAGGCCTCCCCTGGAGCACCACCACCACCCCTTCAAGGGTGGCGGCGTGTGTAAACCAGGCTTATGGGTACGGGTGGATTTGGCCACCCGGACCATTCGAGTTTTTTCAATCTCGTATAAAATTGACTTGCGACCATGCCACCTAAGCGTACTCGTAAGCCTCGACCGTCCGCCCCCAAACCCAAGCGGAAAGGCACTGTTAAACCAACTCCTAAGAAACCCCGTAAAGCCAAGGGCTTTTCTGCGGTTAGATTAGGACAGCGGTTGGGTAATGTTTTCTCTCCGGCCATCGGCCGAGTTGGAGCCGAAGCTGGGCGCCTCTTCAAACAGGTTACCGGCTTTGGTGATTACAAGGTTAATCGCAATACCCTTATGAACAGTGATCCTCTTCCGTCTTTTAAGAATTTGTCCAATGGTACCCGGGTCATTCACCGGGAATATCTCTATGATGTTATAACTTCACCAACCATTGGAGCGTTTAAAATTCAGAAAGTACCCTTGCAGCCTGCTCTTGGTAGTTCTTTTCCATGGCTAGCCGCCTCTGCAGAAAATTACCAGGAATACAAGCTCAATGGGTGCATTTTAGAGTTCAAATCTAATTCCTATAATGCTGTCTCTTCCACTAATACTGCCTCAGGTACTGTTGTTATGTCAACTGATTACAACGTACTTGATGCACCCTTCCCTAATAAATTTCAAATGGAGCAGTCACAGTATACTTGTAGTGCTAAACCATCATCTCATCTTATGCATCCCATCGAGTGTGCTAAATTGGAAACCCCAACTTCGGTCTTATTTACCCGTGCTGGTCCTGTTACCACCGGTGATTTACGGCTTTATGATTGGGCTAACTTCTATATAGCCACCGTTGGTATGCAAGGTGCTTCCACCAACATTGGTGAGTTATGGATTACCTACGATATTACTCTCCTTAAACCTAAGCTCGGGTCTACAACTGATGTCCAGGATCATTGGGTCCTCCCTATTGGAGTTCCACTCCAACCAGGAGGTCCCAATTATTTTGGATCAACTACTGTACCCCCTGTTCTAACAATGGATTCCGATATGGGCACAACTCTCAGTGCCTCCGGAATGGCCGGTGGCCTTGATACTATCAATTGGCCGTCTGGTTATACTGGTAACGTTTGTATTGTGTATTGTGCAGCACTGACATCTACGGGTTCACTAACCCAAGCCAATGCGTACACTGTCACATCACCTTCTGTTACCCCCATCGTTGCATTTGGCTTAGGACATCCCTCAGCATACTTTACTAATCAAATCAATAATTTCTTTTACAACAATAATGGAGGTACTACCTTGGTCATCTTTGCATCCGTCGTTGATGGTGGTTTCATAACCATATCCGGCGGGTCAAGTGGCTTTGCTAATACTTCCGGCGATCTCTTTGTGTTTGCTTTACCTAGTAATTTCAACACATTGGGTTTACCACCCGTCGTTCTCGGCGGTGTTATACCCACTGATCGTATGGACTCTAAGATTACCCCTATGGAATATAAACGTGGGCCATATGATTCGCACACTCGATCCCCATCACCTGATGATCTCGAAATGTGCGTTTCATCAACCCCTGTTCATGAGGATAGTTCTATCGGCTCATTCCTATCTCGTAGAAGCGCACCGATAACCATTCCTCCCCCGACTCCTTCTTCGACATCCCGTAAGAGTACTTCTCGCTCGTAAATTCGTTCAGCATTGTACTCCTATTGGCTTGTCCACACTTAAATTGCTCC